GGGAGCGGCGGGGCTTAAACACCCCGCCCACTCAACCAAACAAAGGAAAGAAAATGAGCAAAAAATTAAATGAAGAAGCTAAAAAACAACTGGATTTGATAACCAGCATCGAATTTGAACTCGACGAAAATGGCGACATCGACACCGACCGTGCCAACGACGTAATTTTCGAGGCAGCAAAACAGGTTGTTGCGGTGCTTGGCGAAAACTACGAAGTTTCGGCAGGCGAATTAAAAGAAGCCGCCACAGGGTTTGGTGAAGTTGGGCAGGCGGTCGTTGAAATCGCCGACGAGTTTGGCGCAAAGACAATAACCCAGGTAATCAACGCCATCTTGTTTGAACTCGCAACCAGCGGGCTGCACCAAGAGCAATTCCCAGGCACACCGAACCTAAACGAAACACTAGCGCAGGTTATCGCAACATTGTGTGCAGCCAAAGCGGCGCAAGACATAACCGAATAAAACCAGTGGCGGGGCGAAAGTCCCGCCCAACCCAAAGGAAACAAAGTCGTGAGCGAAAAATTAACCAAAACAACTAATCCGCCAATTGGCGGAATTTACGAAAGCAACCACCCAAAGTACGCGGGCTTCGTTATCAAAGAAGAAGACGCAGGGTTTTGCTACCTTGGTGGCATGGGCGATTGGATTGTCTATGCAATGCCCATCAATCAACATGGTGACCCATATTATTTAAACGAAGACGCACGGCGTTTTATGATGGGACGCGACCTTGGCGACTTTATCCCCGACGAAATTGAAGTGAGCGATGAGTGTTACAACGCTTTTATGTCAGGCAAATAACCCACGCAAACAACGTAAGCAAAAAGCCCCGATGACGAAAGTTGTCGGGGATTTTTATCTTTAAATAAATAGCATTAGTATGATTGCAGAAATTTCTAATGCGATATTGGTTGTTTAAGGTTTAATAATGTGACAAAAGCCCTATGGCTGTTGGGTAATTTTTTAGTTTTAACAAGTGGACAACACGAGATAACAATAATGGATAAAAAATACCAAGTATTTGTGAGTTCAACATTTAGTGATTTGGAAGACGCACGCAATAAAGTGATGGAAACTATACTCAAAATGTATCATTTTCCAGTTGGAATGGAGCTATTTAGTGCCGCCGATTCAAATCAATGGAAAATAATTACTAAGGACATAGATTCGAGTGACTATTACGTTTTAATCATAGGTCATAGATATGGAAGTATTTCTCCAGAGGACGGGATTAGCTATACTGAAAAAGAGTACGATTATGCAAAAGAGAATGGTGTACCGATATTAGTATTTGTTAGAAATAGAGATGCCGCAACAACACCAAGTGAAAGAGATAATCAGGAAGAAAAATTAAATGCCTTTATCAATAAAGCCACAGGAGATGGTCGCATACGCGATAGCTGGCTAGAAATATCAGAATTGTGTATTAAAGTACAAAACGCCTTATATAAGGCATTTAATGAAAATGACAGAATTGGCTGGACGCGAGGCAATTTAAATTCAGAACAAATTGTAGAAGAGTTGACCCTGTTAAATAAAGAAAATCGGACATTAAGAGAGCGTAATACGGAGCTTGAATCAAAGATAAGAGAAGAAAAACCATGTATTGAAATTTTATTAGATTCAGAATCCAAATTAACACTTAATATACCTTCTATTTTTCCAAGCATGATTATCGAGAGACCAAAACCTTTTTGTGACTTAGATATTCCTGAGCATTTGGAGAGTTATATTTCATCATCAGATATTAGTAATTACAATGCGAAAATACCATCTCAGGAAATTATTGATGAATATAATGATAAAAAACGATTACGCTGGCTAGAATATAACACCAAGCCGTTAAGCATCTTTATACAAAACATTGGTTCTTGCAAAGCAAATGATGTGAATATAGTTATAAAATTTCCCAATAACGTTCTTGTTTTATCCGTTAAAAATAAAAATAAAATCGAATTACCTAAGTCGCCACTTCCTTTAACGCCTATAGAAAAAGCGGAAAGAACAATTAAGGAGGAACAAGAACGTCAAAAAAATACTACATTGTTAAGTGTCCCCTCACATAGAATCGATATACTCAACATGGAAAATCCATTAGACCGAATAACGAATAGTATGGCGAATCTTAACAGAGCGGAAAAGATTGAAGTTAATGGAAATACTGTTGAAATTTCGGTTAAAAGTTTATTGCACACTAAAGGATATAATTTTGACGATATAATTTTAATTCCAACTAAAGAAGGGATTGAATATGCTGAAGTGAGTGTTATATGTGAAGAATTTCGAGAAAATGAAACCATGCAGATAGAAATAAATGTGACTAAAAGCTAATTTTAACCATAATCGGGGGTGCTCCCATCGCCGTTTTCAAGTTAAAGCCGTATTAATTTCTCAGCCGCTTAACAGCGGCTTTTTTACGCCTATCAAAAAGCTAAGTTTCGCCTAAATTACTAAACCATGCGATTAGAAAACCCCATGCGCTGCGAGCAATCTATCGCGCATGAAAACACAAAATCAAACCATTCATTTCTTAGCTGACTTCCAGCTTTCAAAACCCACCACGACAGGTGAGCGCACCTTTAGCGGTGTTGCCTATGCTGGCGGTGTTATTACTGACCATTCATGGTTTAACGCGGTTGCCTTTGATTTATCAACCACCACCGCAGAAGCACCACTCCCATTGTTATTCAATCATCACGGCTCACCAATTGGCGTAATCGAAACGGTGTCAATCGGCACGCAAATCGAAATCGCAGGACGCTTATTCGCTGACATTGACGACGTTGCTAAAGACATTGCAGCCAAGGCAGACCGTGGCATCAAGTGGCAGCTGTCGGTCGGTATCTTCCCAGCATCGACTGAAAACCTCAACGGAACACAAACCCACAGCATCAATGGGCAATCGTTCACGGGCGAACTCGCCCTTTTGAAAAACAACCGCATTCGTGAAGTGTCGTTTGTCACGATGGGTGCGGACGACAAAACCTCCGCCACCGTATTTCACGCTCAATCAACAAAACCACAGGAATCCACCATGACACCCGAAGAAGCAAAAGCTCTGCAAGACAAAGTTGCAATGCTCGAAACCGAAAACGCACAGTTTAAAGCCGAGTCAGAATTGGCAAAAAAAGCAGTGCGCGAAATTGAAGTTAAAACATTGTTCACGGTGTTAGGTCGTGAATACAGCGAAGCCACAGCCGCGCCGTATTTGAGCTTTAATGCGGAACAGTTCAAAACCATTTCTGCCGATTTAATCGCGCAAAAAGCGGAACAAAAACCAAACTTACCCGCCCATTTATTCGGCACACAAGCCGCAGACGGCGCAGATAAACCTACCGAGCCAGCGATTAACACGTCGGCTATTTACAACAAAATGAACGCACGAGGTTCTAACTAATGGCTACCAAAACAGAAGGCGTTTATGGCGCAGAGTTTTTACTAAGTGATGAAGAGTTAATATCAGTTGATAAAGGGATTTTGATTTTAGGTCAAAACCTAACTATCGGCACGGTACTCGGCAAAATCACCGCGTCAGGTAAATATACACAACACAACAACGCGGCAACTGACGGCAGCGAAGTTGCCTGTGCGATTTTAAGAACCAGTGCTGATGCAATATTAGCAGACACCGCTTGCGCTGTATTGGTACGCCTTGCCGAAGTCGCTGGCGCGAAATTGATTTTTAAAACGGGCATCACTGCACCCAACAAAGCTGCTGCGATTGTCGCCCTTGCCACCCAAAACATCATTGTGAGATAAAAAATGATTCTTGACCCATTCAAAGCCGACGGTTTTACGCTCACCAGCCTAACCGCCGCAATCAACAACATTCCTTACACGCCAACGGTTATCGCTGAAAGCGGTTTATTCCAAAGCGCGGGCATTTCAACGCTCGACGTTTCGATTGAATCTGACGGCAAAACGATTGGTTTAGTTTCTGTGCAACCGCGTAATGCGCCGCCTCAAGTGGTACTGGGTGATAAACGCACAATTCGCACAATTAAAGTGCCGCATTTGCCTGAACGGGCAACGATTATGGCGGATGAAGTTCAAAGCGTGCGGGCTTTTGGTAGTGAAAGCCAAGTACAAGCCATCAACACCATCCGTGACGAACGCCTTGCAAAAATGAAACGCCAAATTGAGTACACCATCGAAGCGCACCGTTTAGCCGCCATCATGGGCAGTTACTACGATGCAGCAGGTAATGTCAGTTCGTTATTTACCGAATTCGGTGTGTCGCAAACCACGGTGAATATGGCATTAACCACCACGTCAACTAAAGTACGAATCAAAGTCCAAGAGGTCATTGATGCCATCGAATTGTCATTGGACGGCTTGGCTTTTAGTGGCATCAAGGTGTATTGCGGCGCGACGTTTTGGAAAAATTTAATCGAACACGACGCGCTTAAAACCACCGTTTTGAATTGGAATGCCGCAGCGGATTTACGCAACGACCCGCGCAATCCGATTTCATTCGGTGGTGTTTCGTTCGAGCGTTATCGCGGCACGTCAGCAGTCAAAATCCCAGACGGCGAAGCCTATGCCGTGCCACAAGGTGTGGTGGATTTGTTTATCTCACGTTTTGCGCCTGCCAATTATTGGGAAACCGTGAACACCATCGGCGTGCCGTATTACGCGAAGATTGAGCCGCTCGAAATGAACAAAGGCGTGAACATCGAAGCGCAATCAAACCCGCTGAATTTGTGTACTCGCCCTGCGGCGGTTATCAAATTGACGGAAGCGTAAATGTACTGCACCGAACAAGATTTAATCGCTCGTGGTTGGGGTGAGGAGGTCGCAGGATTATCCGACAAGACAGGCGAAATGGGCGGCGATGTTAATGAGGCAATTTTGAATCAAGCCATCGCGGATGCCAGTGCCAAAATCGACAGTTATCTTGTCGGAATGATTGCCCTCCCCATTGCAACACCTAGCCCTTTTGTTGTTCGGTGCGCGTGCGACATAACGCGGTTTTATTTGTACGACATCGGCGTTATTGAAAATGTGCGGCTTGCTTATAACGAGGCGATTGCCTTCTTTGAGCAGGTGCATTTGCACAAGTCGTCGCTGTTGGCATTGCTTGGCGTTCCGCCGCTTGAAGCACCGCCTGCCGTGGGTTTGCAAGTGCCAAGATTATCAGCACCGCCGCAAACGTTTAACGACGACTTACTGGCGAAAATGTAATGGACATTAACGATTTCGTTGAACGCTTAAAAGACGAATG